GAATACGAGAAGTCCTGGATCAGAGTCATCCCCTCCCATGCCAAGCCTGTACCACGAGCTTCCACTGTCTAATGTTGGGCATTGAATAACCCATCGGCTGTGGTCGTTGCGTCTCCCTGACTCTTTGACTGTAAGGTGATGGAAGTGGCCATGTATCAGGATGTCTGCGTCTTTGACTGGCTGGTTGCCATGCGACTGATTCCGCCACCATTGCACAATGCCATCAGGTCGAGCTGCTTGATGTCCATGCACTAGCCCAAGGATCATCTGGTTATCGCCCCAAACATCTAGGGCAAGTGATTCATCGTTAGCCTGTGGCTCAAAGAATCTAACCGGCAGACCTACCTCTTGAGCCAGCCTTGCAAGCTGTCGCTGGATGTGGATGCCCCAGTCATCGGTTGGAGTGCCGAGCTTGAGCTTGCCTTGTCGCCAGGCACAATGATTAGAGCCGACTGAGGCTGCTGTTATAGGTGCGTGTTTGGCAAGTAGTTTTAGAGTTTCCCACTCGAATGTAGCCTCAAGGTCAACCTGTTGCATCAAACTGAGGTCGTTAGTCCTGTTAGGGTTTCCACCTGACTCAAAGCCCTCGATGCTGTCACCGACATTTAGGAAGTAGATGTGGTCTGGCTTTTCTTGTTTCAGGTAGTCATCTAGCCTTGCTTGCTTTTCTGCAATGCGTTCGATTAGCTCAGGGGTGCCACCTCTGATGTCACCAGCTTTACCTGTCTGAGCATCTGACCAACAAACAACAACAGCTTTGTCGTTCTTTTCTTTTGGCTTTGCAACTTTGACTGCTCGCCTTGCCTGAGCGTAAAGCGTTGGCAAGTCAATGTCTGCCTCTGTCTTGTTGCGGAAGTTGAACCGCCAGCTAACCAGCCAGTCCCCACCCTCTCGCTGTTGCCAGCGTGAAGTTCTAACAGGACCATAGATCTCTACTCTCTCAGGGTTAAAGCCTTGGTCTATTAGAAACTGGGTGAAGTCTGGCTGGTCGCCAGTTGTCGGTGGGGTTGTCGCCTGGCCGTTAGTGCCATCGAACTCCACCGCAGGTCGCCAATCCTTTGGGGCCGTAATCCTAGGGGTTGGCTCAAGATTTTCTAACACAGCTGCACCTTCCGATTCTGTGAGTGCGAACCGGTTGCTCGCTGATTGTGATGCCATCACAGTCCTAACTTTACAAGCTGGCTGTTTCTTTGGTGGTGTAAGCCCTTCAAGCATTTCTGCCCCCTTAGTGTCTGCCTCGTGAGATGTAAGCCTTGACAAGTCTGCCGATAAAGAAGTGAAGCCTGTACCTGTAATAGCGTAGCTGAAATGCCCAGTTAGTCCTCGCTCTTATCCCTGTGTGTTTCCCCATTGTCCCTCACCGCCTCAAGTATTTCTACAAAGCGTTCCAAGGTATCCAGGTCAGCCGTCATGCTAAGGACTGCATCATCTCTCAGCTCTAGGATTACTCGGTCAGCAAAGTATTCGATACCGTCATAGTTTCCTGCTTGGTATCCGGCAGCGTAGCCTCGGTAGTAGATATCCTTGAGCTTTCGCTTGGCCCATCTTCGCATTGAGGATCTAAACATGACCATCCTCAATCGCTTTGGCTTGTGCCTCAATCTCGTTGACTATCTTGGAAAGCTCGGCAAGCTGAATAGTAAGTAGCTCTAGCCTCATCTCAATCTCCTCGATGCTCAGTCCCAATTTGCACCTGCCAACTTAGCTCTCATGTCAGAGTTGTATCTGCCTTCTATCTCAGCAGCAATCTCTTGGGCTGTAGCTTCTGGATGGTGAGCGATGTATTCAAGGATGGCCTCACGCTCGTAGCGTTTGCCGTTGTTGAATCCTGATGTGTATTCGCTGTCAGTCATGGATCTTGTTCTCTATCCTGGCGATTACAAAGTCAAGAGCGTTCATCCATTCCTCACAGCCATGACAGGTGCAAAGGGTCTGGTCTTTTGTTTCTGCCAGCAACCTAATGATGTGCTCTCGCTCGTGTTTGACTCCGTGATTGAAAGCTTTGATTGAGCTTGTCGCGATGATGTCCTGTAGCTCGCTCATGCTTCCACCTTCGGCCTTCTGTCAATGGTTGCTAAGTAGCCCATGATCATGTGTCCTGTTGCGATGTCGAGTGTCCGGTCAATCTGCATCGCCTGGATAAGCGACTCAACTGCCTTCTGCTCATCTCTCCTGCCCTTGATGTAGGCAGCGAGCTTATCTGCTGGAATCTGTGAAACTGCTATTTGTATCAACTGGCACCCCTTCGATTAGGTCAATGATTATTGTGATTGCTTTGGTTGGCTGAGGATAGGCAGCCTTAATAAGTCTTAGGACTTCATCCTTCATAAGCTTTCGGCCCATGTAGATGCCATCTGACTTAGCCACTCCAAAGTTGTATTGGTTCGGGTTGTAGTCCATAACTGCAAACTCGATGGGTTCAGGGTTGTAGTTGGCCATTTTCTCTCTGTTCTATGTAGGTGTCTTGGATGTGTTGTAGCAGGGTTAGCCTGGCAAGTTGTTTCTGAATGTGGTATTTGTCTGTTTCAGGGTTGCCCCCTTTAGCTTCGTACTCAGCGTTGGTCCAGAGCCTTGCTTCCTCTATGACTTGTGCAAGATGTTTCTTATTCATCTGGCACCCTTGCGAGTGAACCAAAGTGCGATCACTAGGAAGTGGATTGCAAGTAGCACACAGCCAATCAGGTAGCCGAGTGTGACGCTGTATTCCTGTATGGCAAGTGTCATGCCAAAGGATAGAAACACGCTGACTGTAAGTAGCCAACCTTTCATTTGAATCTCCTAACCGGCCCCCCTTGGGCCATGTCTAAACTCTATACCTGTTTTTTGAATTTTTTGGGAGATTTTTAGGTTTTTTTGCCTTTTTCGGCGTGTCGTTATTCTAGGCTTTTGACAGTGATTGTGGCCCCTGGTTCAATGCCTTGGGCGTAGAGCTTTCGGGCTGAGATGCGAGTGATCCTGCTGTCATCTGTATAAACCCCTGCAATGGCAAGGGCATCGCCTACAGCTCTAACTAATTTGTCAACCGGTCAGAGATCGGGGGCTACAGTAGGCAACCCCCGACTCACAGATTTACCTCTTGGCATGTAGAAATTGACAATCAGCTCGCAGGGGCCGTCTATTGGCTCCCAGTCTGAGGGCAAGGTTGCAATGACCTCGTTGACTATGGCAGTTCGCCAAGCCTTGTGTTTCTTGCTGTTAACTTGGACTATTCGCCCTTGCATTATGGCGTGTGAGCCTTGGCTGGCAGGATCGCCGGTAATGCTAAAGCTTACCTCTGCCATGTAGTTCCCATGCTCCCATTATGGCAGCGATGGCGTAGATAAGACCGAAGGCTAGCCCCAGACCACCAAGAACGCTAGTGGTGTTGAGCGATAGGTTAAGCAGCACCCCAGCGGTGAGTGCTGGGACTAGCCAACGGAGATTTTTCAAAAGGGGCTTTGCTCGTGGGTTGGCTCAAACAACGACTTGACTACCTGAGCTGGGTCAGCAGGGGTGATGTAAGGGTTGTTGATGCTTACCTTGATTGACTGCTTTGCTTCGCCCTCTTTGTTGGTCCAGTTGTCAATCTCGGCTGAATAAAGACCCTCAACCTGTAGCTCATCGCCAACATCGTAGGTTCCAGCTTGCTTTAGCCAGACTGTGTATCGCTTGGTGATTGTTTCGCCAGCCTTGGTTGTGTAAGCCTCGGTCAGCTCGATGCCCTTGCCTTCGTAGAATACTCGGCTTATGGTGCCTTTTACTTTGATACTTGCCATCTCTTTTTCCTTATCTCTTGTTGTTTTACTTTAGTGGTCACCTAAGACATGATTGGGGTTGGTGCAGTCTGTGTGGCCACAGGATCTAATGCCAGGTAGGACTGGTAGGCCATCAAATTCCTCTTGCGTTTATGGGTGTTGACCTTCCAGGTAGCACCACATCGGCAACACAGTGCCACATTGTCATCCACGCCATAATCTTAGCCTTCGACAACTCTGGACAGGTGACCCTCGAACTTGAGTCCTACTTCACCTAAGCCACCTTGTCGGTTCTTTGCAACCTTCATAATCATCCAGCTCTTTTGCCACTCGAACTGATCCTCAGCGATTGACTCTCGGTGCAGCAGAATTACTGCATCTGCATCTTGCTCGATGCCACCAGAATCTCTGAGGTCGGCTAGGTCTGGCTTTGAGTCCTTGCGTTGCTCTGGTCCTCGGTTCAGCTGGGCTAATGCGATGACCGGCACTTCGAGATCGCGAGCAAGGTTTTTTAGCCCGATGGAGATGTCGGTAATCATCTCATAACGCTTTCGGCCCTTCTCGGTGTCCTGAACCAAACCAAGGTAGTCAACAACAATCGCTTGGAGCTGGCCGTTAGCTTTGACTCCGTTTGCCATTGCCCTAATCTGCAAAAGGTTCTGTCCTGACTTGTCATGGATGGCGAGCTGATGACTCGTTATCTTTTCCTTAGCTCTTGCAATCTTGTCCCAGTCAATGTCCTTGAGTGTGCCCTTTTCAATGTTGCCAATGTAAACCTCAGCTTCCATCGAGATGATTCGGTTGTAGAGTTCTGACTTGCCCATCTCAAGGCTGTGAAAGCTGACCGGACCTTGCTTCGATAGTTCCCAAGCAATCTGCAACCCAACTATGGTCTTACCGATACCAGGTCGGGCACCGATGATATAAAGAGCACCTGGTCTGAATCCGCCAAGGATGTCGTTGAGGTCTTTCCAAGGGCTGAGTGGATAGTTCTTTGGCTTGTCTATCTCGTCAAGGTAAGGGATAAGTTCATCGCTTACATAGCTCGGTCTGCTCGCTGTGTTGCGATCACTTAGGTTGTCAATCTCTTTCTTGGCTTGATCTATAACTGTTGCCAAGTCCTCGTGCTGGGCTTTCATGTTTATGACTTGTCCGGCATGAGCAAGCTTTCGCCTGGTGACTTCCTCGATGACTCGCTCGGCGTAGTAGCCAACAGATGCAGCAGTCGGTGTTGCTGTGATGCAGTCGTGCAGGTAGCTGGCAAGCTTAGGCAGCATTGCCCCGACTGTGATGACATCTATCGGCTGGCGAGCTTGCTTCATCTCAAGCATTGTTGTGTAGATTTTCTCGTGTCCGAGATCGTCAAAGTCTTTGCCTGTGAGCGTCAGGTCATCGAGTGCCTTGCCGTTTGTTAGCAGGACAGAGCCGATGACTAACTGCTCAAACTCACTCACTTGATTCTGCCAAAGATAGGTTTGCTTGCCGGTGCAGGTTTATCGTTCTCCACTGCTTCGTAGAGTCCTTTGTTGAGCCAGGATGCTGGGTAGGGAATGTAGGTCATGTCCGGTAGCTTACTTTCGGAATACGCTTTGGTGAGGCCAATCATCTCATCAGCGGTTTTCTTTTTTAGCACTTGCTTCCATGCTTTTAGGGCATCAGCTTTGGCTACCTTTTTAGGGTAGAGATTCCAGAATGTATCAAAAGAATCAAGGTCGCTTTTAAGTGATGGTTCTTTGATGGTTAATATTATGTTTTGCGTGCCAACAGGTGTCACCCCTGATTTACCTGAGCTGTCACCCCTGCTTACCCAGTCTGTCACCCCTGACGCTGAATCTGTCACCCCTGAGCCAATCGTTATCCAGTAAAGGTTGGTCTTGTATTGGGTCTTTGTAGGTGCGTTTTGTAGCTCAACTTTTAGCTCACCCAGCTCGACAAGTTCTTGGATGTCACGCTTGACCGAACGCTCTGAGGCGTTTGCGTATCTTGCCAGAGTAGAGATAGAAGGCCAAGCACCATGATCTCCCAGGTGATTAGCAATACCCAACAGGACAAGCTTTGCCCTGCCGGTAGCTCTGGAATTGTTTAGGACTAGGGATACTGCTTCAATGCTCATCTTGCTGCTGCTCTCTCAGCCATCAGCATCATGACAGTTGGGCTAATGACTCTGTTATCGTAGCCCTCTTTGACCAGCATCACCCATTGGCCGTTATCGAGTCCCATAGCTCGGTAATCCATCTCTGCCATAAAGATGTTTCCGCCGTACATTGACAGCACCTCAGCGAGGTTTTTATTTTCCCAGTTAAACATAAAATGTGCCTTTCTCTAATGAGTCGGCACACTATAATTGAGTGATGCCAACACCTGATCTGTTGGTATCGGCCCTTCTGAGTTATCTCAGGGGGGCCTTTTTATTTAGTTATGTTTTTACCTTAGCACCCTAAAAGTATTCGATGTCGTTATTTGGCACCGGTGTCCTATTGAAGTCGTTATCTAACAGCCACCAGCCGTCACCCATGTAAACAGGGGTAAACTCTGGAACCTGGTGTCGCTCTAGCTTCCAGCCGAATAACCTGCCCATCTCGGCAAACCGAGCGTTGGACTCAAGCATAAAGTTGGCAGCACTGCAAAGGACAATGATGTTGCTAGGTCTGTCTAAGGCTCTACTGCCACCCATGCCCCTGTTGGCTCGATGCTGTGGGATAAGCGTGTCATCGGTAGTGCCACAATGACTGCAACACTTGTCGCGATCTATAAACTTTTGGAAGCTTTTTTTATTCATCATCTTCCCAAGGGTCGTATTTTTTAGCAGGTAGATCTAGTCCGGTGCCTCTGTAATCGGCACTAAAGCCAATGATGCTTGTGGTTTCAATGTCACGCGACTCTGGTGCAGCTTCCTGGCAAGTGTGTTTTCTTCTCCACTCTCGGACAAGCTTGACCGGCTCAGGTTCATCGGTCCTGAACTTGGCCCCACATGAGCAGGTTTCGGCAATCACCCAAGTAGGCTACCAGCTAGGCGTGTTTCCACTGTATTTCGACATTTTTGCTGATCACAGCTTGCCGGTCTGCCACAGTCCCAGCGTTGTTGATAAAAGCTAAAGACACTGCCTTGTCATAGGCAGCCTCAGCATCTGCCATCTTGCACTCGGCATCGTAGAGTGCGTTAGCTCCCTTGTCCATCTCGCTTGTCAGGCGTTGAAGCTCCTGGACTATGTGGCCTGGTGTAATAATTTCCATCTCTTAGCCTTCTAGCTTTCTCTCTTTGTAATTGCCATAGCTGTGATACAAGGTCAAGTTCACCTCGGTCAAACTGTTGATGCAGACACTCTTGCACTTCGAGTATGGAACTAAGCAGAATCCTTTGAGCCTGATAGTCCATTGGCGATGTCCTTGATCTTGTCTAGCGTTGCTGTGTCAGCCCCACCAGTCTTGGCCTCGCTGTA